CACTGCAGCAGACTGTGGTGGAGGAGCCTTGCTTTGATTAAGCGAATCGATGAAATGCTCAAACTCTGGGCGCAGGATCTACATTCGCCGATTCCTGAAACCTACGGCGGGGCGAGTGGCGGCAACATGATTGCCATGTTGATGGAGTGCAAGGGCGAGCTGATACGCGGCACGCGGGGCAGCCGGGTACTGCTGGACGAGTCGGCGGATATTGAGCTGATTGTGAACAAGCATCTGCCAGCGCAGCTATCGGTGGTGGTGTGGGAGCATTACTGCAACCACGAAAGCTTTCTGTCGCAGAAGTACACCCACTGCGGTTGTAGTCGCGATACTTACTATCAGCGTTTGCACGAAGCACACCTGCACATCGCTGGTCTGTTGATGGGGAAGGCTGCGTGACCCTTTGCATCACTCCGCCTGCCTGTGTCCGACTGTCCGGCCTTGTCCGACCACCATTTAATGGGGTTGGACAAGTGCAGGCCGCGCCGTTGCTGGGCTGTCCTACTGTCCAACCTTTGCCCGCACCATGCACACGTAAGCATAGCGGGCAGGTAGTCGCGCCCATGGCGCGAACGCGTGCTCTTAGCTTTTTCTCTATACACAAGGAAAAGTTAAGCAAGGTAGGACAGTAGGGCAGAGCCCCGAATTTAGGGCGTTGTAGCTGTCCTACTTCGACTCTGAATAGTGGGACAGGTAGGACAGGGCAACAGAAGCGATAGCCGAGCAGGTGTATTCGCCGACATTCACTAGGCGTTCACCCTGCGTTACCTACTTATTCACCGGATGGCATTAAAGTGGGGTTGCTGCCACCGGAATCCACCTGTAAAAAGTAACCATCTTCGATAGGTGCGATCGCAGAGAGCGGCAGGCACCACACACCAAACCCGGCCATTGCGCCGGGTTTTTGCGTTTATGGAGTAGGGCGATGACGAACGAGCAGCAAGCACTGGCAGAGATGCCAATCTGGTTAGTGATCGTCCTGGCCTTGGTCGGCGGTGTATCGGGAGAGATGTGGCGAGCGGACAAGGATGGGGCGCGTGGCTGGGCGCTATTGCGGCGCTTGGCGCTTCGCTCCGGTGCCTGCATCGTCTGCGGCGTGTCGGCAATGATGCTGATGATCGGTGCGGGCATGACGATCTGGACAGCAGGCAGCCTGGGCTGTCTGACCGCCATGGCCGGCGCCGATGTTGCCATCGGCCTGTACGAACGCTGGGCCGCCAAACGCCTTGGCGTTACCCAATCGCCAGCGGCTGATCGTGAGTAAGGGCCATGATGCGCTTGGAGATGCGCGACAACATCGACAAGATCGTGCGAGAGATGCGCGGGTTGGCCCGTAACAAGGTGCCCATGGCTGCCGCCAAAGCACTGACCTTCACCGCTGAACGTGTGCAGTTAGCCGAGACGGCCGAGATTGCACGGGTATTTGATCGACCAACCCGCTGGACCTTGAACTCGATCTACAAGCGCGGAGCTAGCCCTACCAGGCTGTTTGCTCGCGTTTGGGTCAAGGATGAATCCAGTTCGGGTGTCGCCGCCTCGAAGTACCTGCCGGTGCATATGGACGGCGGCAGTCGTCCACACAAGCGATTCGAAAAGGCGCTGATTCACTACGGCCTGATGCCTGCGGACATGTACGCGGTACCAGGCCGGCGCGCTCGAATGGATGGCAGTGGCAACATCAGCCGCGGCCAGATCATGCAGATACTGTCCGCCCTCGGCGCTGCCGAACGTGTATCAGGTTTCATGGCCAACCGCACGGCACGCAGCAAGCGGCGCAATCGCAACGCTCCTGACTACTTCGCTGGTCGCCCAGGCAATGGCACTGGCCCGCTGGGTATCTGGCAACGCGTCGGCCGCGGTGCTCGCCCCATCCTGATCTTCGTCAAGCGCCCGACCTATCGTCGTCGCTTCGACTTCTACGGCGTGGCCAATCGCGTCGCCGCTGCCGAGTTCGAACCGCTGTTTCGCCGGGCATTGGCCCGCGAGATGGGCCGGGGGTGACGGCGGGCCTCGATTTCACCCGGTTTCGGTCGATTTTGGTGCGTTTCGGTCGGGAATGACGGCCTCAGCCCCTTTTTCAATGGGTCCTTCCGGCCGATGGCGGAATTGGGGTAATTCGAACCCCGATCTTTTTGCAGATTCAACCCGACATAGGGGGTTCCGCTTCCTGTCCAGTCCTAGGAGATGACCATGCCAACGCAGCGCGAGATAGCCGATCACCTGGACATGAGCGAGCGCAATGCCCGCGATGTGTTGAAGGGGTTGAGCATCAGTGACTGGCAGGCGGCCAGCCTGGACGAGATCCGGATCGCGTACATCCGCGACCTGCGAAACAAGGCCGCGGGGCGAGGGGGCAGCCAGTTGGAAGAACTCAACGCCGTGCGGATTGACGAAGGGCGGGTCAAGGCGGCGAACGGGCGTCTGCTGTATCACGAGAAATTAAGGTCGCTGATCCCCAGCATGGAAGCGGAGCGCGTGCTGTCCGACTGGGCGGCCTTTGCCAACCGAGAATACCTGGGCGGCGTTGAACGATTAATTCAGGAAATCGAGAACGTGCAGAAACTCACGGTCGATCGATCTGTGGTGGCCAAAGTTGCTGGACCTACAACCGAACGAATTGCAGGCTACGCGCGAAAACTTGGCGCAGAGCTTGTTGGCAGCAGCGGGGAAGTTCAACCCGCCGCGTGATGTGCCCACGGCGGAGTACTTGAGCACAGAATTTTACTTGCCCGCTGAAAGCGGTGTGCTGCACGGCCTGTACGACTTCCACTACACGCCGTACTTCCTCGGCGTTGCCGCCGCGCTGGATGATCCGCGCGTCAGCGAAGTGGACCTGATGAAAGCCGCGCAGATCGGCTGGACCTGGTTCCTGATCGGTTACCTGTTCAAGTTTGTCCAGTTCCTGCCCCGGCCGATCATGATCCTGTTTGCCAAGGAAAAGGACGGAAAGAACTTTCACGATGAGAAGCTCAAGCACGGCGTGATGGCGAACAGCGAGGTCAATCGGTTGATGCCGGTCGACACCAGCCGGTCTTCCGGCAACCGCTGGGACCACAAGAGCTTCCCCGGCGGCTTCCTCAAGTTGGTCGCCTCGAACTCCCCCGGCAACGTGAAGTCGACGTCATCCGTGGGACTGTCGGTGGTCGAGGAACCGGATGACACCAGCGACGACGTGAAGGGGCAGGGCGATGCGATCGCCCTGCTCGAAGAGCGAGGCAAACGTTATCCGGGTTCGAAAATGCTGGTCGGTGGAACCCCGGCGATCAAGGGCGCGAGCAAGACCGAGGCGCGCCTGGCCCAGACCGATTGCCGAGTGCTGCCGATTGTCTGCCATGCCTGCGGCCAGGCGCATGTGCTGGACTTCGCCCATATCAAATACCTTGATATCAATGAAGGCGTCGAGCCGCACGAAATCTATGGTCGTGCGGATCCCGACACCGCTGGTTACGCCTGCCCGCATTGCGGGGAAATCTGGGACGACTACCAGCGCAAAGAGAACATCCGCAACACGGTATTCAACGCCGTCGAGGCGGGTGATCCATTCTGTGGTTGGGTAGCAACCAAACCCTTTGCCGGGCGTGCCGGGTTCATCGAACTGAACGAGCTATATGCCTGCCTGCCGGGTACCAGCCTGGCGAACATCGTGCGCGAGCAGCTCAACGCCGAGCACCAGGCCGCCATGGGCAACCTGTCGCTGCTGATCAAATTCGTCAATCAGAAACAGGGGCGCGCCTACGAGTACAAATCGGATCTGCCCGAAGCCGACAAGCTGGCGGAGCGGGCCGAGGATTACCCGGAAATGTTCGTTCCCATGGGTGGACTGGTGATCACCGCGGGCGTTGACGTGCAGCACGATCGCCTGGCGGTCGTTCTTCGCGCTTGGGGCCGTGGCGAGGAGTCATGGTTGCTTTACTGGGGTGAGATCTACGGCGAAGTGGTGTTGCCAGGGCAGGGCGTTTGGCTGGACCTGGAAAAGCTGCTGTTCTCGCCGATCACTCATGCCTGCGGCGCCAAGCTGAAAGTCCTGGCCGTCTCGCTGGACACCTCGGACGGCACCGTCACCCAGGATGCGGCCTATGCGTTTTGCCGTAAGCATCAACAACGCGGTGTGATGGCGATCAAGGGTGCCAGCGAAAGGGGTAGCAGCCGGGACGATGAACGCAAAGAAATCTTCAGTGCGCCTCGGCAGGGTGTGGACACCGACAAGGAGCAAAAGGCCTCGAAGTACGGCCTACGCCCTTACATCGTCGGTACGTCGCGGGCCAAGGATCTTTGGATCGAAGGCCGGCTACCGTTGACTGGCGAAGGTCCTGGTCGGATGCACTTCTACAAGACCGTGCGGCCGGACTACTTCCGGCAGATTACCGCCGAAGTGAAAGCCCCCAGCCGGCGGCACCACTATCGAAAGGTCTGGCAGAAAAAGGCGGGCGAGCGAAACGAAGCCACGGACTGCGAAACCTACGCGCTGCATGCGGCCCGTTCGCTGAAAACGCACCTGCTCAATGAACACGATTGGGCGGCACTGGATGCGCAGATTCGGCAAGGCGGTTTGTTTGATTCGCCTCCACCGGAATCGGACATCGAGCCGGATTCAGATCCCGCACCGGCGCCGAAAAACCCGGTACCGAAACCACCCGCTGAACCCAACGAGCTCCCGCCTTCTGGCGGGAGAGTTGTTTCTGGGCGCCGCACTGCTATGCGCGTGCTCTCTCAACGCAGGAATTAATCTATGGCCATCACCCTGGAACAGGCGCAAAGCCAGCTTCAAGCCTGGCTCGACGCAAGCATGAAGGTCAGCCAGAAGCAGAGCTACCGCATTGGCACCCGCCAGCTGAACTACGCCGACGCGGCTGAGATCACCAAGATGATCGATTACTGGCAGCTGCAGGTGGACCGACTGGCCAGCGGTCGCCCTCGCGGCATTGTCTTGCGCGGGATCACGCCGTTATGAGCCGCGTGTCCAAGGCCCCCCAACCGACGTTGTTGGATCGGGCGATCAATTGGTTGAACCCCGTGCAAGGCGCGAAACGCATGCATGCGCGGATGACAGTGACGGCGCTGGGCGGATACAGCGGCGCCTCGAAGAACAAACGCTCACTCAGTGCCTGGAACCCGGGCGCGGGTAGTGCGGCTTCGGATCTACTGCCAGATCTGCCAACTCTTCGGGAACGCTGCCGCGACCTGGAGCGCAACAACCCCATCGGTGGCGGTGCGATCAACACGGTGGTCACCAAAACGGTCGGTACCGGGTTGGCGCTGAAGTCGGTGGTGAATCGGCAGATCCTCGGCTGGGATGAGGACACTGCACGCGCTTGGCAGCGCAACACCGAGTCGCTGTTCAAGTCATGGGCCGAAACCACGGCGTGCGACATCACTCGCGAACAGAACTTTTACGGCTTGCAGGACCTGGCCTGGCGTTCGGTGCTCAGCAGCGGTGATGTCTTTCCGCTGTTGACCCACAAAGAACGCCCGGGTCAGCACTACTCGGCCTGCATCCAGTTGATCGAAGGCGATCGGGTGTGTAATCCGGACAACAAGGCCGATACCGAAACGCTGACCGCCGGCATTGAGCGTGATGCCGATGGGGAGCCGATCAAGGCCCACATTCTGCGCAGCCACCCGGGTGCACTGGGTGTGCGAGTGCGGAAGTGGGATGAACGACCCTTCTTCAATGAACGGGGTGGTCGGGCGCTGCTGCATTTGTATCGGCGCAAACGTGTCGGTCAGCCCCGCGGAGTACCGTATCTGGCACCGGTGATCGAGAAGCTCAAGCAACTTGATCGCTACACCGATGCGGAACTGGAAGCCGCCGTGGTGTCGGCGTTCTTCGCAGTGTTCATCAAGCCCGGGCCTGGGGGAGACCTCAGCCCGCTGGCCTCTGCAGCGACCGGCAACACGCCGGTGGGTGGTGATCGTCCTGCCGATCGCGCGGCCGGTGGTTGGGACGGCACGCTCAGCGGCGGCATCGTCGCCGAGCTGGATCCCGGCGCATCGATAGAGTCCGCCGCGCCCGGGCGTCCGAACCTGGCGTTCGATCCGTTTGTATTGGCGATGTTGCGCCAGATCGGCATGGCGCTCGAGCTGCCCTATGAAGTGCTGATCAAGCACTTCACG